GAACTTGTTGACCGTCTGGAAGACAAGATGAAACTGATTGAGTTGGCATTGACTATGGCATATGATGCTAAGGTTAATTACAATGATGTATTCTATCAGGTGCGAATGTGGGATACGATAATTTATAACTATTTAAAGAAAAGGAATATAGTTATTCCTCCTAAAAATCGTTCATCCAAAAACGAAAAATACGCAGGTGCTTATGTCAAGGAACCGAAACCAGGACGCTATGATTGGGTGGTCTCTTTTGACCTTAATAGCTTGTACCCTCATCTTATTATGCAGTACAATATATCCCCAGAGACCCTCCTTCCAGAAAAGCATCCAGCGGCTACAGTTGATAGAATCCTTAAACAAGAGATAAGTTTTGAGTTGTATAAGGACAATGCTGTATGTGCCAATGGTGCAATGTATAGAAAGGATGTGAAGGGATTTCTTCCTGAACTGATGGAGAAGATGTATGCAGAGAGAGTCATCTTCAAAAAGAGAATGCTTGCTGCTAAACAAGAATATGAAAAGACACCAACCAAAGCACTTGAAAAAGAAATTGCCAGATGTAACAACATTCAGATGGCTAAAAAGATTTCTCTCAACTCTGCCTATGGTGCGATTGGTAATCAATACTTCCGCTATTATAAATTAGCAAATGCAGAAGCTATTACCCTATCAGGTCAGACATCTATCAGGTGGATTGAGGATCGTGTTAATGGATACCTAAATAATCTGTTACAAACACAAGATGTAGATTATGTCATCGCATCTGACACTGACTCAATCTATATTAATTTCGGACCTCTTGTTGATAAATTTTTTGGTAATCTCACTGGTAACAAGACTAAACTTGTTAACATACTTGACCAAATCTGCCAAGAGAAGTTGGAACCATTTATTGAGGAGAGTTATCAGGAGCTCGCGACGTATGTAAATGCATATGCTCAGAAGATGCAAATGAAGAGGGAGAACATCGCAGACAGGGGCATCTGGACAGCAAAGAAAAGATACATTCTCAATGTATGGGACAGTGAGGGTGTAAGGTATGAAGATCCTAAATTGAAAATCATGGGTATTGAGGCTGTTAAGTCATCTACTCCTGCGCCCTGTAGGAAGATGATTAAGGATGCTCTCAACCTTATGATGGGTGGTACAGAAGATGAAGTCATTGACTTTATTGATGATGCTAGAACAAAGTTCAAGAAGATGTCTCCAGAAGAGATTGCCTTCCCTAGAACTGTGAGTGATGTTAACAAGCATAGAAGTCACTCCACAATCTATGCAAAAGGGACTCCTATTCATTGTAGAGGTGCTCTTTTGTATAATTACTATGTCAAGGAAAACAATCTTGACACCAAATATTCTCTTATCAACAATGGGGAGAAAATCAAGTTTATATACTTGAAGAAACAAAACCCAATCAGAGAGAATGTTATCTCCTTTATCTCAGACTTCCCAATGGAACTTGGTGTTGACAAGTACATTGACTATGACCTACAATTTGACAAAGCCTTCTTGGAACCTGTCAAAGTCATTCTTGATGCCATTGGTTGGAATGTTGAGAAAGTTGTAAACCTGGAACTATTTTTTGGCTAATGGACCTACCTATTAACGACAAAGAACTTGCTACGATTGTCAGTGCTCTCCGCCTTGGTGGAGATGCTGCCTTGTATCAAAAACTGATGAAGATTAAGGAGATTAGGGATGCTAATCCTGGTGGTCCCTACAAAAAGATTGCTCGTGAAGAATTTGGATTTGTGCTATGATGATTAAAATAAAGTATCAACTTAAAGAACATTCAAACACAATACTCTTTAAGTTTTTTAAAACCAAAGAACAGGTTGAAATTTTTAAATCTCATAACCCACACTATATTTTTGATTAATTCATGGACTTCCTAAAAGAAATCGTAAAAGAGATTGGAGATGACTATACCCAACTCGCAAGAGACATTGACGACACAGAAACCTTTGTGGATACAGGTTCGTACATTTTTAATGGAGTTGTTTCAGGTTCTATATTTGGTGGTGTATCTGGGAATAAGATTACTGCCATTGCTGGGGAGTCTAGCACTGGCAAAACTTTCTTCAGTTTGGCAGTTGTCAAAAATTTCCTGGATTCTAATCCTGATGGGTATTGCCTATATTTTGATACTGAAGCAGCTGTTAATAAGAGTCTACTCTCAAGTAGAGGGATTGACCTTACCAGACTGGTTGTCATCAATGTAGTAACTATTGAAGAGTTCAGATCTAAGGCACTCAGAGCAGTTGATCTATACTTAAAAAAACCTGAAGATGAACGCAAACCCTGTATGTTTGTGTTAGACTCACTGGGTATGCTTTCCACTGAGAAAGAGATTAGAGACGCACTTGATGATAAGCAAGTTCGTGATATGACTAAATCTCAACTGGTGAAAGGTGCATTCAGAATGCTCACTCTTAAACTAGGTCAAGCAAATGTTCCACTTATTGTCACAAACCATACATACGATGTCATTGGAGCTTACGTTCCAACAAAAGAAATGGGGGGAGGTAGTGGACTCAAATATGCAGCAAGTACAATCATTTATCTCAGCAAGAAGAAAGAAAAGGATGGAAAAGAAGTCATTGGAAACATTATCAAAGCAAAGACTCACAAGTCACGTTTAAGTAAAGAGAATAAGACTGTTGAAGTGCGTCTGTATTATGATGAACGTGGTCTAGACAGATACTATGGTCTTCTTGAACTGGGAGAACTTGGTGGTCTTTGGAAGAATGTAGCAGGACGCTATGAGATTGATGGAAAGAAAGTCTATGCCAAAGCAATCTACAAAGATCCAGAGACATACTTCACACCAGAAGTCATGGAAAAACTTGATGTAATTGCAAAAGAAGAATTCTCTTATGGTTCATGAACGTTTTAGATTATTGTCTAAAAATTAATAATGCAATTCCTGATGCAATATGTGATGAAATAATTAACATCTTTGATTTCAGTAAAAGAAAAAGCAGGTTGGAGAGAGATGGTTATCCAAACTGGACTTTCCTTTTTGCTCAGGATATTGAAAGTGAACACAGAGATATCATTAATAATAAGATCACTGAACAATGTCGAAGTGTTCTTTTAAGTTATCAAAAGTATCTTGGTGAATATGGGAATTACTTCAACTCTCGTAATTTTGAGTGGGAAGGAGCAAACATTAAATGTTATCAAGGAGGAACTGATGATGAGTATGGTTATCATGCTGATGTAAGTTCACTGACCACATCAAAAAGATTTCTTGCTATGATTTGGTATCTTAATGATGACTTTGATGGAGGTGAAACAGTTTTTTATCCTGATTGTTCAATCAAACCCACAAAAGGATCTGTGCTTGTATTCCCTCCTTTCTGGTTGTATCCCCATTGTGGCAAACCTGTATTAGAAGGAAAAAAATATATTTTGTCAAACTACTGTCTTTGGTCAAATGGATAAAATTGAATTTCTGGTTCTTAGAAACCTTTTACATAATGAAGAATATTTAAGAAAAGTCATTCCCTTTATAAAGGCAGATTATTTTCAAGATTACAATCAGAAGATTGTGTTTGAGGAGATTATGTCTTTTGTGTCTGAATACAATGAAGTTCCATCAAAGGAAGTTCTGGGTATTGAGGTAGAGAAAAGAAAAGACATCAATGATACATCTTACAAAGAAATCTCTAAATTAATAAGTTACCTTGATGATGAACCAGCAGAGAGGGAATGGTTAGAAAATACAACTGAAAACTGGTGTAGAGAGCGTGCCATTTATATGGCACTTATGGAATCTATTTCAATTGCTGATGGCCAGGATGAAAAGAAACAACCTGACGCAATTCCTTCTATCTTATCAGAAGCTCTTGCTGTCAGTTTTGATAATCATGTAGGACACGATTACCTTCAAGACTATGCAGAAAGGTTTGATTTATACAACAAGAAGGAAGAAAGAATCTCTTTTGACCTTGAATTTTTTAACAAGATTACAAAGGGTGGGCTTCCAAATAAAACACTCAATATTGCTCTCGCTGGCACTGGTGTTGGTAAGTCTCTCTTTATGTGTCATGTTGCGAGCAGTGTGTTACTCCAAGGCAAGAACGTATTATACATCACGCTTGAGATGGCTGAAGAAAGAATTGCAGAGAGAATTGATGCTAATCTTTTGAATGTCAATATTCAAGAGATTGCTGACTTACCAAAGCAAATGTTTGAGACAAAAGTTAATAACATTGCTCAAAAGACTCAAGGCACACTAATTATTAAAGAGTATCCTACTGCTTCTGCTCATGCTGGTCACTTCAGGTCACTTCTTAATGAACTTGCCCTTAAGAAGTCTTTTAGACCTGACATTATTTTTATTGATTATCTTAATATATGCGCTTCCAGCAGATATAGGGCAGGCAGTAATGTCAATTCATATACTGTTGTCAAGGCAATTGCTGAAGAACTTAGAGGACTGGCTTGCGAAGCAAACGTCCCTATCATTTCTGCCACGCAGACCACTCGTTCTGGTTATGGTAGCTCTGATGTTGAGCTTACTGATACCAGTGAGTCCTTTGGCCTCCCTGCTACTGCTGATCTTATGTTTGCCCTTATTTCTACTGAAGATTTGGAGGGACTGGGACAGATTATGGTGAAGCAATTGAAAAACAGATATAATGATATTAATATGTTTAAGAGGTTTGTTGTAGGTGTTGACAGAGCAAAGATGAGATTGTATGATTGTGAGCAATCTGCTCAAGATGATATCCTTGACAATGGCAGGGATGAAGAGTATGATCCAGAAGAGAAACCTAAAAAATCATTTGAGGGATTTAAGTTTTAAAATGACAGTAGACACAGAAAAGTATCTTGAATTTGTAAAAGGAGTAACAAGCGATGCCAGTCTTGACTATGCCATGATGGCAACTCGTTTTGCAGAACTAGAAGCAAATGGAACTAACACATCTCAGTTGATGACTGCTGCTCTTGGTCTTACTGCAGAATCTGGTGAGTTCACTGAAGTTGTTAAAAAGATTGTCTTTCAAGGAAAACCTTATAATGAAGATAATGTCTTTCACATGAAGCGTGAACTTGGTGATATCTGCTGGTATCTTGCTCAAGCATGTATGGCACTTGAAACCACATTTGATGAGGTTATTGAGATGAATGTTGAAAAACTTCAAGCACGATATCCTGGTGGTAGTTTTGATGTCCATAACTCTGAGAATCGTAAGGAGGGAGACTTGTGAATGATTTAAAGATTCCATTTGCAATTGTATCCTTTCTGTTGGTTCAGGGAGCAGGTGCAGTGTGGTGGGCATCTCAAGTTGATGGTAGAGTAAAAAATTTAGAGACACAAAGTCTCAATATTGCAAGAGAAAATCGTCGTTACATTGAACAAGTAGTGCAACCATCTTATGGTATTAGTTCTGCTTGGAATAATCAATACCACAATGAGTGGGTCAGAAAAGGAGGTTGGAAATGAGTTGTGACATTGATGTTGATGTTAAAGTAAACATTCATATTGCTGCTATTGTGAGAGAAGCATTGTTTCAATACACAAAGCAAGATAGTTATGAATTTCCAGGTCAAAGAACAGTTGCTATTCGTGGTATGATTCTTGCACTGGATGAAGCAATTGAAGCAAACCTACCTAAGGAGCAGAGTAATGAAGTATGATCCACTTACTGTTGAGGAAGTCAATGAGGCAGCAAAAGAATTCTTTCCTATGTTTGATATTGTCCATCGCATGATGCCTGAGAACTGTGAAGTAGAAGATACTCTCAAGGTTATGGAAACAGTTTGTCAGATGGCACAAAAAAGACGTGGATTTGATATAGGTGATGTTGGACCATTTGGGTTTAACAAGAATAAGGAAGATATAAATACATAAAGAAATGTAGTAATTGTAGAGATGTCCTCATCAATGCGTAACTTTTTGGAGGCATATACTGCTGTCCATAGTAAAGAAGCAAAGGAAGAACTGAATTCCCAGAGAGATCCTATCAGTGAAATGAACACTGCTAGACTTCAGGACAATGATCTTCGTGACCTGGCAGAAGTAGTTCTTGAAGAAGTATTCAAGACATCAACTGTGAAGGAAGCAGAGGACATCATCTTTAATATGATTCCTGAGTCCAATATTGTTGGTAGAGAAGAGAAGTTAGAAAGAATCTATGCTGCTTTTGGTGAGACCTTCAGTAAAATTAGACTGAAGAACCAAGCAGGTCAGATGGAAGAGTTTGCCAAATATAGACAAAAGAAAAGATTGGAAGAAACCTGGTCAGCAAGATTTAATCAGGATAAGAGAGTAGCAAGAGTACATAGTACTGTAATTGCAGAAGATGTTGCTGTAATTAAAAAAGGTCTTCTTGGACTCTTTGAGAAGAAGAAAGGTGATCCATGTTGGGTTGGTTACAAGCAAGTTGGTATGAAGAACAAGGGTGGCAAGCAAGTCCCCAACTGTGTTCCTGCTAGTGAAGCAGCACAATATGATGAAATGTATAAGGGTAAGCATGGTCAATCTGATAAGCAGTATCAGGACTCAAGATCTGATGCTGGTAAGATGGTATCAGGTGACTCCAAGATGAGTGGTGCTGCTTATTCCTCACGCAGTATGAAGGGCACTGGTCCTAACCCTGCTGGTGGCAGCAAGAAACCTGCTGGTCAGGGTCGCATGACTTCTGGTGCTAGAACTGATCTTCAATTCCGTAAGGCAGCACTCAAGAAAGAAGAGTTTGCTACTGAAGGTATCAGAGATATGGACCCTGAAAAGGGAACTAAGGAGAGAAAGGCCAAGCTTGAGAAGAAGCGTGGTATGAAGATGGATGATCATCCTCAGTATAAAGAAGAGTTTGTAGTTGAGAAAGGTATGAACCCTGGTTTCAAGGCATACCTTGATAAGCAGAAGAAGAAAGGTGGTGGTGAAGGTGGTGATGCACCTAAAGGTGGTGGCAAACCTGACTTTATTGACCTTGATAAGGATGGTGACAAGAAGGAGTCAATGAAGAAAGCTGCACATGACAAGAAGAAGGGAATGAAGGAAGAGTTAGAATCTTCTGGTAAGTTCTCAGAATCTGAAATCCTTAAGATTCTGGCCTCTCTTTGATGAATGAGTGCTAAGTCTGACAAATTTGAGAAAGATATAGCTGACTCTATTAACTCCATCAAAGGAGTTAATGCGTCAAGACCAAGTGTTGGTGTTGATTTTTCTGATGTGAAGGTGACAAAAAATAATAAATCAACCTGGGTTGAGGTTAAGATGAGTCATAAAGACAATCTTGCCAATCCCAGAGTTTTTTATATGGATGGTAGTTGGAAAACAACTTATAAAACTCCTGCTGCTAAAAAAGCTATTATGCTTTTGAATAGGTCTATTAATGCTACAAGATTTGTAGAAAATTTATCTCAATTTTCTGGAATACCAATTGATAAGATATTCATACCAACCACTAAAGGTGGTTTAAAGAATGAAAATGCTGTCCCTCTTCAAAAAATGAAGGATTATGTAGAGCAGGCAGGAAATAGATATATAATGAAAGAAGAAAATCAAAATCTTGGTAAATTAATTACAGAACATTATACTCAAGGAAAAACAGAACCTGCATATTATATGCAAGCAGGTGATGATTTCTACAGAATATCAAATACTAATCCATTTAATTTAAGTACAAAAATTCCTCTTCTTTCTGGAACTGGTGATTTCAAAGTTAGAGTCTCTACAAGATCTAATTTTTATGAGGTTCAAGCAGAGATTAAAATTATTAGAATGCCTGATAGTAATTTCTCGTTTAAACCAGGAACATCAAAAACAAATCCATTCTTTGGTTTTTAAAAATGGCAACTCAAACAGATCTTTTTGAGAGGGCAACAATTGTCACCATATATCAAGCCATAGAAAATGGTGCTTCTATGCAAATTGATAAAGATTTAGATTTATTAGAAATTTTAAAGACTGAATATCCTTCAATGGATAAAGATTGGTACACATCTTTGTTATCTCAAGGGAGAGCATTTATAAAATTTATTGGACATAGTGAGGGATCAAAAGATAATAGTTATCTTTATGCTCATTATGGTGGAAAGACAAAAACCATTCCATCATCATCAACAACTGATATATTAGATTATATTTGGGATAACATAGGCAAACAACAACAGAAAATCTTTGCCAGTAAAAAAGATTCTTGGAATACTGCTGACATTTATATTGCAAAGAAAGCAAAAGTAGAAGAAATAAAGAAAAATTTTGATATATTAAAAAAAGAATTTGAAAAAGATTTAGATCCTGCTATCTTGGTAGGGACAGTCAATTCTTATATGTCTAAACTGTTAGCAAAAAGAGAATTAATTGGAATATCACTTAAAAAATCAACAAAAAATGTTGATGTTAAGGTAACTCCAACAAATCTTGATCTTGGTCCTGATGGTTTACTTGTGAAGTCTGGTGGTTTTGTCACCCCTATGAATACAAGATTCCAAATAGAAAGTGGTAGAAGAGCAAATGATATGGATTTTGCTGGTAATTCTCTGAGGTTTGAATTGGAATTTGAAGCAGGGGCATACAAAAAAAGATATACTTGGGAGACAAAAGCAGGTAGTAAAACTGCTGATGTGACTGAGCCAAGGGACAGAGCAGTTAGTAATAAGGGTAAATTTGTCACTGCTGCTGCAAGAAATGGTTCAATTCCTGGACCAGAGTTGGCAAAACTTGTTAAAGAATACACAGGAGAGGATTTAAATCTCAATATTCCTATGAGTGGGAAAGCAACTCCTGCTCAAATTAAATATTGGCAAAAATATTATAAACAAGTTTTATCATCTCAAATTCCCGTTGACATTGTTGGACCAGAGATTGATAAAAAAAAGGTCACACCAGATCAATTTATTGAAAGGATGTTAACTTTGGATAGTGGCAGTCCATCTGGAAAGAACTTTGCTACTAAGATAAGAGCAAAGTTAAGACATCTTAGATATATTATGATGTTTGCTAAAGCTAAAAAGCAAGGTAAATTGGGAGAACTTGTTTCTCATGCTTACTTCTTGTCTTCAAAGATGAATATTTCACAGGGTGACCTTGCTGGACCATTTGTCAAAATCCAATAAATCTGCTAGAATACAGGCAAATAAAACCTCTTATGATTGATCTCAGAACTGGCAACTGTATCAACCTTGCCCTTGAACTTGAAGATGAGTCTATTGACTGCACTGTAACATCTCCCCCATACAACAAGTGTGGTGTGGGTGGTGGATTGTTTCGTAAGATTGAATATGCTGCATTTGATGACACTCTACCTGAAGATGAGTACCAAGAACAGCAGATTGAACTGCTTGATATCCTCTTTGACAAGACAAAGCAAGGCGGTTCATTGTTCTACAACCACAAAGTTAGGTATTTCAAGGGTGATGCCATCTCACCTTGGGCATGGTTGACCAAGACTAAGTGGAATATCAGGGAAGAGATCATCTGGAATCGTGGTAGTGGTCCTGAGATTTCTGGATACAGATTTATCCAAACTGATGAGAGAATCTTCTGGTTGTGCAAAGGCACAAAACATCCCAGATTACCTAGGCGTTCTGCAGAGTGGTCTAGTGTTTGGAAGTTTGGTCCTGAGATGAGGAATCCTCACCCTGCACCTTATCCTATTCAACTTCCTGCTAGGTGTATTCAAGCAGTGTTGCAAGAACCTGGTGTTGTTCTTGATCCATACAGTGGTTCTGGCACTACTGGTCTGGTTGCAAGTCTGCTTGGACATGATTATATTGGATTTGATTTGTCTGATGAGTATCATGAAATGGCAAGAAAGAGACTTGCTGAACCATCTAAGAATGATCTAAAAAAGTTCAGTGATGAGACAGGTGTTGCTGCAACTAGTGACTCAGATGTATTCAGTCTGGCAGACTCATAAATAAATTGTGAGGAAATCCTATACCTAATGAAATCATTCTTTAGTTTCCTGTCAGAAGCAAGATCATCACAGGCATCAGAAATGGCAGCACGCCAGAATCTGAGTGGGGATGGTCATGGTAATTGGTATGATAAAGATGGAAATAGAGTAGCAGTAACTAAGAAAGGTAAACTTGAAATGCTTCCTGACAAGGAAGTAAAGAAGAAAGAGGAGGTGGAACAAGGTGACTCTTCAAAATCAACACAACAATCAGAGCCAAAAAGTGAACAACAACCAGCACAACAACCTGTGCAGCAAGGAGAATTTGGAGAATTTGCAGATGGATCTCCAAGACGAATGCCAGTCCCTACGAGAGCAGATGGCACTCCTAAAGAAGACCTTGGAGATCTCACAGTAGTATTTGGTAGATTTAATCCACCTACAATTGGTCATCAAAAACTTTTAGATGCTGCTAAGAAAGCAGCAGGAAAGGGGAGGTTGAAAATATATCCATCAAGATCACAAGATAAGAAAAAGAATCCATATGATCCTAATGAAAAAGTAGATGTCATGAGACAAATGTTCCCAGATCATGCTGAGAACATAGTCAATGATCCAAACTCAAGGACTATTTTTGATGTATTGAAGCAGGGGCATGATGATGGACATTCAAGTGTTAAGATTGTGGTTGGTGCTGATAGGGTCAAAGAGTTTGCAAAATTGTCAGGAGACTACAATGGCAAACTGTATGATTTTTCTGGTGTGGAGATTGTATCTGCTGGAGATAGAGACCCAGACGCTGAGGGGATAGAAGGAATGTCTGCTTCCAAGATGAGGAAAGCAGCAGTAGACAATGACTTTAAGACATATAGAACTGGTATTCCAAAGAATATTGATGACAAGACTGCCAAAATGATGATGAATAATCTTCGTAAGAAGATGCAAGTGAAGGAAGGATGGAGTCTATGGGAGATTGCACCTAAGTTTGACTGGAAGAATCTTAGAGAAAACTATGTAACTGATAAGATTTTTAGAAAAGATACTGTAATTGAAAATCTTAATCATGGTTTGGTTGGTAAGATTATTAGAAGAGGAACAAACTATGTTATTGCAGTGACTGAAGACAATATTATGTTTAAGTCTTGGTTGAGAGACATTACAGAGGCAGTTGTCAACTATCCTGGACCATCTGGAGTTCCTGCTACAGAGAGAGAAGTTGGCACTGATGCTCACAGAAATTATGTTTCTAGACTCTCAGGAGTCAAAGATATCAAGAATTTCATAAATAAACATAAGAAAAACAAGTAAAACTAGACTTATGGACAATTCTCCTGAGGCTGTGAAGGGCAGGGTCAGATCCATGACCAAAGCCATTAGATATAAAGCCAGAAAAGAGGGTAACCTGATGAAGGCATTTAACGACTACATGGGTAGTCAATCAGGTAT